ATTCCCGGAGCTGTCCATACGAAGCGCCTGAACTGTGAGCACTACAAGATGTCTGAGCACTCGAAGGAGGCCAAGGACAAAGCTGATGACCGTAAGGCCAGGAAGTTCCGGGCCTCCTTCAGGGTCATCGTGGGTGGAGCTGGAAAGGCCCCGGAGGAATAAAAAAAGCCGCCCCCTCCGAGGAGGGAACGACCTGTGGCAAGGAAACTATACCACGAAGGGGGCACATAGTCAATGGGGAGCCGAAAGACCGTTGAACAGAATAGCGTGGAGGAAATCATCCGGCGGGCCGTTGAAGCTGGCCGCCAGTCTGCTGAGAGGTCCGCAAAGGACGCCTTCAAAGCCACCGAGCGCCGTCTGTACGGCCTCCCCACGCTGGAGCTGAAATACAGGGATGACCTGGAGAAGCTGGCCGAGCTGAAGGCCTACGGGCCCAGGGAGCGCGATAAGAGCATTACCCGCTTCTTCAAGACGGGGGTGCGCCTGACCAAGGAGGAGATATTCGAGGCCCAGGTCATTGACCTGGAAGCCAAGATTGCCTCCGATAAGTATGAAATCGACGCACTCCACGGGGCCCTGCGGACCGTCCAGGAGGATGAGTATTACCCCGTTATCCCTGGCCGCTATTTCAAAAATCTGCCCGACGATGCCGTGGCCGATGGGCTGCACTGTGATACCTCCACCGTATGGCGGAACCGCAAGCGGCTGGTGCAGCGTATGGCTGTTTGGCTTTACGGGGCTGAGGCTGTTCGATAGGCCTCCTCGGTGCCCCTTCCGTGCAATTTATCGGTGCAAAAAAGATGCAATAGACTGGTGCAATTTACTGTGATATAATCTCAGACAATAGAGAAATAGCACACAGCGGCAGAAAGGCCTTCGGGCTTTCTGCCGCTGTTGCTATTTCTGAGCCCGGAAAAGGAGGTATAGCCGTGGACATCGTATGGAAAAGGCTGGACGAGATTACCCCATACGAAAATAACCCCAGGGACAACGACCAGGCCGTGGACGCTGTGGCCTCCTCCATCAAGGAGTTTGGCTTCAAGGTCCCAATCGTGATAGATGCCCAGGGGGTCATCGTAGCCGGTCACACCAGACACAAGGCTGCCAAAAAGCTGGGCCTGGAGAAGGTCCCTTGCATCGTGGCCGATGACCTGAGTGACGAGCAGATCAGAGCTTTCCGGCTGGCTGATAATAAGACGGCGGAGCTGGCAGACTGGAACGAGGACCTTCTGGCCCAGGAGCTGGCCGAGATTGAAGACATCGACATGACCCTATTCGGTTTCGGGGATGAGGAGAGCGACCTTGCCGACGAGCTGGAGGATAACCCCTACACCATGGCCACGAACGTCCCCCAGTATGAGCCCACCGGGGAGAAGCCCTCCCTCTCCCAGCTCTATGACGCCGATAAGACCGATGACCTCATAGCCGAGATTGAGGCCTCCGGCCTGAGCAAGGAGGAGAAGGGCTTCCTGCTGCGGGCCGCCGGCCGGCACACGGTTTTCAACTATGGCCTGATAGCTGAGTATTACGCCCACGCATCCCCGGAGATGCAGGAACTCATGGAGAAGTCGGCCTTGGTCATCATCGACGTGGACAATGCCATTGCCAATGGCTATGCCACCCTCATGGGTGAGGTCCTGGACGCTATGGGGGAGGCTGGGGACGATGCGTGATGACTTTGCCGTGCTCATCCTGACCCATGGGAGAGCCGATAACGTGGTCACCATGAAAACCCTTCAGCGGCAGGGGTATTCCGGGAAGTGGTACATGGTCATTGATGACGAGGACGATATGGCCGATGACTACCGCCGGAACTTCGGAGAGGAGCACATCGTCACGTTCTGCAAGCAGGAAGCCGTGGACCGAGCGGACACCATGGACAATCTGGATGAGCACCGGGCCATCCTGTATGCCCGCAATGAGAGCTTCCGTATCGCGCGGGACCTGGGCCTGAAATACTTCCTCATGTTGGATGACGATTACAGCGACTTCCTGTTTCGTTTCCCTGAAGGGAAGAAGATGGCCTCCAAGACCCCCAGGGGAAAGACCCTGGAGAGGATTTTCGAGGCCATGCTGGGCTTCCTGGACGCTTCCGGGGCCGCAACCGTGGCCTTTGCCCAGGGCGGTGACTTTATCGGAGGTCTGAGGGGCGGGAACTTCAAGAAGCGCCTCCTCCGTAAGGCCATGAACAGCTTCTTTTGCAGAGTGGACCGCCCCATCCAGTTCCGGGGGACCATGAACGAGGACGTGACCACCTACACCACCTTGGGGAGCCGCGGGGAGCTGTTCTTCACCTTCGTTGATGTCCATATCATCCAAATCCCCACACAATCCCTGGGCGGCGGCATGACGGCTGCCTACCGGGAGAGCGGGACATACCTGAAAACCTTCTATTCAGTCATGTCCATGCCGTCCTGTATCAAGGTCGGGATGATGTACAGCAAGAACAGCCGGATACACCACCGCATCGACTGGGAGTGCTGCGTCCCCAAGATACTGAACGAGAAATACCGAAAGGAGAGATAGCTTCATGCAGGGCATAGCTGGCGATAAGATGCTGGCCCATATTGGAAGGGTGGCCGGAGATCACCGGCCCATTACTGCCGACATCTTCCTGACGAACTACTGCAACAACCGATGTCCCTACTGCACATACAGGCGGTGGGACCTGGAGGGCGGGGCCTATTCCATGACCCTGGCCGAGTTCAAAACCTATGCCGAGCGGCTGAGGGCCCTCGGAGTGCTGGGCTTTATCCTCACTGGAGGAGGGGAGCCCACGGTTGCCCCTGACTTTCCCGCCATTGCTGGATGGCTGGAGAGCCAGGGGCTTCATTATGGCGTCAACACCAACTTCAATGAGCTGCACTTCATCAAACCCGACTATCTGAAGGTCAGCCTGGATGGGTGGGACGAGGAAAGCTACGAATGGCGCCGGGGGGTGAGGCGCTACGATACCGTCCGGGAGAATATCCAGCGTTATGCCTCCTGGAAGGAGGAGCACAGCCCCGGCACCTCCCTGGGGGTCCAGTGCGTGGTGGAGAGCGTGGGGGACGTTCTGAAGTTCTACCAGGCCAACCATGGGCTGAAGGTCGATTACATGGTATTCCGTCCCAAGGAAAGCACCGGGGGCAAGGCGTATTCTGGGGAAGCTGGGAAGGTCATCGCCTCCAGTATTATCCGGGCCGTGAATGAGCTGGCCGCTCAAGACCCTCGCGTGGTGCTCAACTTCAAGTGGCACCTGCTGGGGACGCAGGAAACCTCTTGCGTTGCTTCCTGGGCCCAAATCGCCCTGAATGAGCGAGGCGAGGTCATGTACTGCTGCCACAAGCCCTATCAGGTCATCGGCCATGTGCTTGATGAGGATATTCTGGAAAAGAAGGCCGCCGCCGTAACTGATATGCGGACCTGTGACATACCCTGCCGGATGACCGCTCCCAATGCTTTTGTAGCCCGGACTATGGCCGAGCGTAAAGATGTCTGCTTCATCTGAGCGGGCACCTGACCAAGGAACGAGAGGTGGTGAGAGTGGCCCATCAGAACAACGAGCAGAACCTTATCCCCTTCAATGAGCGAACCGAGGACGAACGGAGGGAACTGGCTTCCAAAGCTGGGAAGGCCTCTGGAGCTGCCCGCCGGAAGAAACGGACCATGAAGGCCACCGCCAAAATGCTGTTTGACCTCCCTATCACCTCCAAGGAGCTGAAGCAAAAACTGGCTCTGCTGGGCGTTGACACGGATGATGCCACATACCAAACCGCCGTCATGGTGGCTATGCTCAACCAGGCCATGAAGGGCAATGTCAAGGCTGCCGCCTTCTGCCGGGAGCTGCTGGGAGAGGACCCGTCCATCCAGCTCCGCCGGGATGAGCTGAAGCTGTCCCGGGAGAAGTTCCAGCATGAGAAGGCCATGGACGAGCGCACCGTGGCCGCAGACGAGCAGAAGGCGTCCCTGGCTGATGCTATCCAGGCAGCCTACCAAATGCGGCTCAAACGTGAGCAGACGGGCGGTGACGATGAATGATAGACCCGGAGGCAATCCTGTACTATGCGGACAACCCTGTGGACTTTGTGGAGGACATCATCCGGGCAAAGCCTGACCCCAACCAGCGGGACATACTCAACTCCATTGCCAAGTATCCTATGACCTCTGTTCGGTCCGGCCACGGCATCGGCAAGTCTGCTGTGGAGAGCTGGGCCGTTATCTGGTTTCTGGCAACCAGGCCCTTCCCCAAGATACCATGCACAGCCCCCACTCAGCACCAGCTCTGGGACATTCTGTGGGCTGAAATCGCCAAATGGTTGAGGTCCAACCCCGTACTGAGCAACGACCTTATCTGGACCCGCGAAAAGGTCTATATGAGGGGCTACCCGGAAGAATGGTTTGCGGTAGCCCGGACCGCCAGCAAGCCCGACGCCCTCCAGGGCTTCCATGCTGACCATGTGCTCTATATCATCGACGAGGCCTCCGGCGTCCGGGATGATATTTTCGAGCCTGTCCTGGGCGCCCTCTCCACCGAGGGGGCCCGCCTGGTTATGTGCGGGAACCCTACTAAAATCACCGGCTTTTTCTATGATAGCCACCACAAGAACCGGGCGCAGTACAGCACCCTCCACATTGATGGCCGGAACAGCAGCCGGGTAGATGAGGAGTTCATCCGAACCATCATTGAGATGTTCGGGGAGGACAGCGACGTTTTTAGGGTCCGCGTGGCCGGGGACTTCCCCAAGGCCCTGCCCGATAGCTTCATAGCTATGGAGTGGGCGGAGAGGGCCAGCGAGGGTGAACCCCCCGCCATTGAGCGTGTCCTGAGAGTGGACATCGGCATTGACGTGGCCCGGTATGGAGATGACAGCAGCGTACTTTCCCCCGTGCTGGATAAAGCCGTTCAGGGTGAGCCTCTGGTTTACCACCACAACGACACCATGGAGCTGGCCGGGAGAGCTGTTCAGGCCATCAAGACCTATGCCAGGGCCCACGAATGGGCCTCTATTTTCGTCAAGGTGGACTGTGACGGCCTGGGTGTGGGGGTATATGACCGCCTGGCAGAGCAGAGGGCTGAAATCGTGGGGGCTGTCGAGGCTGACCGGGCCGCTCGGTATGAGGGCGAGGACCCGGACAAAATCCCCCCTCCGTTTCATCTGGAGGTCCTGGAGTGCCACTTCGGGGGCGAAGGTGGGCGGATTACGGATGATGACCCTATCGAATACCAGAACAGCACCGGGCTCATGTGGGGCGCCGTGCGGGAGGCCCTGAGAACCGGCAGCCTTCACCTCTGGTATAACGACCAGCAGATCAGTCAGCTATCCAACAGGAAGTATTCCGTCAATAGCTCTGGCCGGATTGAGCTGGAGCGCAAGGAGGCCATGAAAAAGCGGGGGCTTTCCTCCCCCGATATGGCCGACGCCCTGGCCCTGGCCCTCCACGACCCCGTCGTGAGCGACTGGAGCCTTGAATTTTGACATCGAGGAGGAAACACCGTGAAGAAGTTGAACGGGTATCTTGTGGGAGGCAAGGGCCTCCCGATGAAGTTCATCCGGGCCGAGAATGTGAAGGACGCCCGCCGGCTGTGGAGAGCCAAGACTAACTCCGGCAAATCCACCGCCCCTGCCGTCTCCCAAGTGACCTGGAGGAAACCCCGCCCCCGGCAGAAGAAGGGGGTCGAGGAGTAAATGGCGTTTTGGGATAGATGGAGGAGGACCCAGGGGACCGCCTCCCGTCCGTATCGGGAGGGCGGCTTTATGGTCCCCCGGTGGTCTACTCCCCCGGAGAGAAACACCGAGGAATGGGTCCAGGCCTTCAAGACCAACCCCCGGCTGGCCGTGGTGGAGCGTATCGCCTCCGACCTCTCCTCTGCCGAGGGAAAGCTATACCGCATTGGGAAGGATGGAGAGGAACAGGAACTTGACGAGCACCCCTTCCTGGAGTTCTGGGACAACCCCAACCCTCTGCACGAAATGAGCAATGCCGCCCTCTGGCGGCTGCTGGAAATCTATCTCGCCCTCAAAGGCGAGGGCTATTTTATCATCGAGAAGGATATGTTCGGGCGGCCTGTGGAGCTGTGGCCCGTTCCTGTGCATTGGGTCCAGATGACCCCTTACCTCGACCACCCCTACTACACCGTCCGGGCTACCTCCGGGACCCTCATGCAGGTGTCCGTGGATGATATGTTCGTGATGAAGGACCTCAACCCCTATGACCCGTTCAGGCGGGGCCTGGGCCAGTCTGAGGCCCTGGCGGATGAGATTGAGACGGACGAGTATGCCGCCAAATTCCAGAAGCGGTTCTTTTTCAACGACGCTACCCCGAACCTGGTCATCTCTATGCCAAAGTCTACCCCTGAACAGCGGCAACGGTTCCGGGCTGAATGGCTGGAGCGGTTCAGAGGCCACTTCAATTCCCACGGCGTTGCCACCGTAAACGGTGAGGTGGTGGTGAATAAAGTCGGGGACACCATGAAGGACATGGACATGGTGAATGGGCGCATTTTCCTCCGGGACGCCGTGCTGGAGCATTTCGGGGTCCCCCGTGAAATTATGGGCATTACTGAGAGCAGCAACAGGGCCACCTCTGAGGCCGCTCAGTATATCTATGCCCAGAATGTCCTTATGCCGAGGCTGAAGCGCCGGGAGGAGGCCATCAACAAGCAGCTCCTCCCGATGTTCGGCCCCGACCTGATATGGCGGTATGAGGACATCGTACCCCGCAACCAGGAGTTCGACAAGGCTGTGGGTCTGGATGGCTGGAACGCTGGTCTGCTTACCAAGGACGAGGCCCGCGAGAAGCTGGGTATGCCCCCGGCACCTGTGGGTGGAGATGTCTACAAGACCACCTTCTCTGACGTGTTCGTCCATGAGGATGACGACCCCGCCGCCCTCTCCGTTGCCGCCGCCAACCTCCAGTATGCAGACGGCGCTCCGCCGCTCCAGGAGAGCGGAAGCGAGGACATAGAGATAACACAAGGGGGCGACCCCATCCAGGGCTCAGGCGTTGACGTAGGGGGCGATACGGCGGTGGAAATCACCGACGGGAAGAAGCGGCCCACACCAGAGGAGAAAAAGGCCTCCCTGGTCCAGGCCGCCCAGCGTGCCCTCCTCCAGGCCGAGCGGGAGGAGAGCCGCCGGTTCGAGATTGCAACGGCGAAGTTCTTCCGGGAGCAGTCCAACCGGATCACCGCCGCCATGGGCGGCACTGAGAAGGCCGAAAGGACCGTGTGGGACATTCTGCTGGATGGTGTCCCCGAGTATGATGTGGACCCGTCCGGGGCCTGGATGAAGCTCGACGAGGCTGAGAGAGCCCAGCGGGTAGACAACTTCGTGCTGGGGCTCATCGACTGGCCCGGAGAGGCTGCTGTCCTGGCTTCCATCTTCGACCCTCTCTGGAAGGAGAGCTACGCCAAGGGCGCAGAGGTAGCGTCCAGGGTGTACGGCCTTCAGGCTATTCAGAGGCCGGAGCTGTTGTCTACCGCCAAGCTGAGGGGCGGCGTCAGGGTGAAGAATATCACGGAAACCACCCAGAAGGAAATCGCCCGTATTGTCTCCTCTGGCCTGGAGCACGGGGACAGCAGGGCCACGATTGCCTCCCAAATCCAAGAGGAGATGCAGACCACCAGCGCACGGGCCCGGACCATTGCCTCCCAGGAGTGCAACAGCAGCCTCCTCACCGGGAGCCATGACATGATGAGAAGGGCCGGGGCTGAGTGGAAAATATGGCACGTCACCAATATGGCCGTGGCCCGTGATAGCCACAAGAGGCTGAACGGGAAGCGGTGCCCCATTGATGGGAAGTTCGAGAACGGGTGCCGCTATCCATGCGACCCTGATTGTGATGACCCTGCAGAGGTGGTCAACTGCCACTGCTTCCTGACTTACGAATGATGGAGGGCAGGCCTATGGAGTTCACGATAGACCAGGCAACGGCTGCTGCTGAGGCGGCCGGCATTGACCTGAAGAAGGAGCGGTTTACCGCTGAGGCCCTGGCCGCCGGTATGACGGCGGAGCTGGAGCATGGGGCTGAGAGCCCCGATACTGACATCACCAATAATGACCCCATACTGACGGCGAAACTTGCGGTGGCTCACCTCCGCAAATCGCCGTTTTATTATGCCCCGAAGAAGGGGCTGAAAGCGTGGGAGGCTTCGCTCGGGAAGGGGGTGAAAACCAAGAGCATGAAAACCGAGTACAAGGTCCTTCAATTCAAGGCGGACGAGTACGAGGAAGATACTGGCATTTTCAGCGGCTACGCCGCCGTGTTCGGGAATGTGGACAGCGGCGGCGACATCATAGAGCCCGGAGCCTTCACGAAGACAATCGCCGAAGGCTGGGAGCGGGTCAAAATCCTGGCCCTGCATAACGACTGCTGGCTTCCCATTGGCCGCCCTCTGGAACTGAGGGAGGACAGCAACGGCCTTTACATCAAGGCCAAGGTCAGCGACACCTCGATGGGGCGCGACATCAAGGTGTTGCTGAAGGATGGCGTCCTCAATGAGCTGTCCATCGGGTATGACCCTGTCGTATTCGACTACGACAAGGACAGCGGGGTCCGTCATCTCCGCGAGGTGAAGCTGTGGGAGGTGTCCGTTGTCACCTGGGCTATGAACCCGGAGGCAGTCATCACCGACTACAAGCAGGCTGCTGAAGCCGCCGAGAGAGCCAACGCCATGGCCGCTGAAGCTGCAGCCGACGTAAAAGCCGGCCGCAAAATCAGTGCCGCCAGGATGAAGGCCCTGAAGGAGGCGAGCGCCAGTATGAAGGCCGCCACCAAAGCCCTTGACAGCATCATCCGTGAGGCTGGAGAGGAGAGCACACCCAAGGGGGCCCCGGCCCCTGAAGCCGGTAAGGGAGCGCACCCTGCCGGAGCTACCACCATCGAAATCTTACTTTGACAGGAGGAACACCAGAATGAGCAAGTACATTCCCAAGACCAAGAACTCCCCCGCCCCTGCTGGCCGCAAGTCTGTGAAGATGGAGGCCGACGAGCTGACCGAGAAAATCAAGGCTTGCGTCAAGGAGGCCCTGGAGGAGCAGTCCGAGGCCAAGGCTGAGGGCGAGGGCGAGGAGGGCGACCCCACTGTGGAGGCTGCCCCCACTGACATCTCCGCCCTGATTGAGCAGGCCATGGACGTAGTGGCCCAGAAGCGCAAGGCCCGCAAGGACGCTGGCGAGGAGCTGGGCGACGTGAGCGCCGACGAGGTCCTGGAGGCCGTGGGCGAAATTATGGAGGCCCAGGAGGAAGCCAAGGCCGATGACGGCGTGGAGGATGAGGAAGCCAAGGAGGATGAAGGCATGGAGGAGAACGAGGCGAAGGGCCGCAAGGCTGCCGCCCGGCCCACCAGCACCAAGTCTGCCCCTGGCCGTAAGGCTGCCCCTGCTCCCGTGCAGCGGAAGTACAGCGGCATCTACATGAGCCGGGGCTCCGGGGCTCCTTCCTCCAAGAAGTCTGTGCCCCCCGCTATCCAGCTCGCCCGCGCCATCAAGTGCCTGGACGTGTTTGGCCGCCACGACCCCGATATGGCCTCCTTCTATGCCCGGAAGAAGTACGACGATGCGGATATGGCCCGCGAGTTCAAGGCCCTGTCCGCCACCAACCCCTCCGGCGGCGGCTACCTCATCCCGGAGGTTTACCTGGATGACATCGTGGAGCTGCTGTACGCCAAGACCGTCATCTTTGAGCTGGGCGCTCAGAAGGTCCCCATGGCAAACGGCAACCTGAACATCCCCAAGATGACCTCCGGGGCCCGTGCTACCTGGGGCGGTGAGGGCCGCAAGATTGCCAAGAGCCAGCCCGCCTTCGGCAACATTAAGCTGTCCGCCAAGCGCCTGGAGGCTATCGTCCCCCAGACCCGCGAGCTGCTGATGTCTACCAACTTCTCTGCCGACCAGATGTTTGCCAACGACCTGACCCGCCGGATGGAGCTGGGCCTGGACTTCGGCGCTATGTTCGGCAAGGGCGGCGAGTTCCAGCCCCTCGGCGTGTTCACCGACAAGGAGGTTGAGCACGTAGACGCCAAGACCCTGGGCAACACCGACCTGTCCTCTGCTGAGGGTGCCATCACCGCCGACTTCCCCGTGTATATCCGCTCCAAGGTCCTGGCCAAGAACGTGGATGACAACAAGCTCGGCTGGGCCTTCAACTCCGTGCTGGAAGGCTACCTCATGAATATGAAAACCACCACCGGCGCCTACATCTACCGGGATGAGATGAACAGCGGCAAGCTGCTGGGCTTCCCCTACCGGGTGTCCAATCAGATCACTACCGACGGCACCGGCCTCACTGAGCTGGCCTTCGGTAACTGGTCCGACCTGCTTGTGGGTGAGCAGCTGGGCCTGGAGACCTACACCACCCTGGACGGCTCCTGGACCGACGAGGACGGCGTTCAGCACAATGCCTTCGAGGAGAACCTGGCGGCCACCCGTGCCCTGATGTACGTTGACATCGCCGCCCGGCACAAGGAGAGCTTCATCCACGTCAAGAACATCAAGGCTTTTTGAGCCTGAGAAACAGGAGGTAAAAGAACCATGAAGCGTGAACTCATTCAGAACGTGAAGGTCACTCCCTATACCAGCGAGGACGCTATTGACCGTGACGGCTTCCTGTCTGCTGTCCTGGGGGTCCTGGTGGGCACTCCCACTGGGTCCCCCACCGGCCTGGCTGTTAAGCTGACCGTGACCGAGTGCGATACCGAGAGCGGGAGCTATACCCCCGCCGCCGATAAGCTCATCCCCGTGGACAAGGCCCTGGACGCTGACGGCTCCATTTCCCTGGATACTGATGCCGCCGGCGGCGCCCTGGTGAACTTCGACCTTGACCTGGTGGGCTGCAAGCAGTTCATCAAGATTAAGGTCGAGGTCGTTTGCACCGGCGGCTCCTCTGCTTCCTGCACCGCCACCGCCGCCCTGGTGCTGGGGGATAAGGCCTACACCCCCGCGTAATGCCGTGTAGAGAAGCGTACAAAGGAGGTTTTCACTATGGCAAGGGTATATGACCCCCCGAAGGCAAAACCGGCTGAGAATAAGCTGGAGCGGCCCGTAAAGGAGCGCAAAGGGACCACCTCCAAGAAAACCGAGAAGGAGCAGAAGGAGGGGGAGGGCGAATAGCCTTCCCCCTCCCCGCTGAAGGGAGGCGAGTTCATGTCCGAGGCAACCGTGGCCCTGGCCCCTAATGCCATGACCACACTGGAGGACACCATGGAGCGGCTGGGCATCTCTGAGGAGGCGGCGGACCAGGCCACCAAAAACAACCTTGTTCGCATCATCAATGCCGCTTCTGCCTGGATTGAGACCATCACCGGGCGGCACTTTGGAAAGGCCACCTATACTGACCGCTACGCTGGCCCCGGCGCTCAGGAGCTTGTCCTTCGGGAGTACCCCATCCGCTCTGTTGAGTATGTGAAGGACACCGTGACCGGGGGGCTTATTGACCCCGGCACCTATGACTTCTCTATGAGTGGCGACATCGGGGTATTGTATCGGGACATGGGCTGGACCTTCCGGGGCTACCCCTACGGGCTGGCAAATGACTACCGGGCCGCCAGCCGCTATCTGGAGGTCAAATTCACCGCCGGTTATGTCCTGCCGAAGGACGCCACAGAGGATGAGCCCTCCGACCTGCCCGCCGACATCATCTCCATTGTCTGGGGTATCGCGGAACAGGAATACTCCATCCTTGTGAACGGGTCCCAGGGGCTTTCCGCCTTCTCTATCTCCGACGTGTCCTGGACCTTCGACAAGGAGCCCAGGGCGTCGTGGATGGAAACCCTCAGCCACTACATGAGGTGGTGAGCCATGAAACTGAGCGACCGCGTGACCCCTGAGCTGCTGCGGATAAAGGGAGAGCTGGAACAGCTCCAGAAGCTCCGTATCAAGGTGGGTATCCAGGGCGACGCTGACAGCGAGATACTGACTATCGCCCGTGTCCATGAGTATGGGGCCGTCATCCATGCAAAGCAGGCCAAAAATCTGTGTATCCCAATTAGCCAAGAGAGCTACGACAAGAGCCCCAGGGACTTCCCGGACCTGTTCTTTATCAGGTCCAAAAATGGGTATCTGCTGGGGGTGACCGCCAAGAAGCCCCGCAAGCGGAGAAAGAAGGGAGAGGAAGGCCAATCCGATGACCTCAATCTCCTGTTTCTGCTTCTGCCTTCCGTGACCATCCCGGAACGGTCCTTCATCCGCGCTGGGTATGATGCCAACCGCAACCGCCTGGCTGAGGTGTGCCGGGAGGCGGTCTCGGATATTGTCCGGGGAAAGAAGGACGCCCGAACCGCCGCCGAATGGATAGGAGGAAAGGCCGTGGATTTTATCCACGAGTTCATGTCTGATGCGTCGAACTTTGAGCCAAAGGGCCGTATCCAGAAGGAGCGGGCCCCAAGCTGGGCCAACAGCCCCCTGGTGGTTACCAAAAGGCTGTTCAATTCTGTCACCTGGAAGGTGGAGGAGGGCGACTAAATGAGTGCGTTCAAAATGGCGCAGCCTGTTATCCCCCGCGGGCTGCTGCACACCATGTACGACCTGAAGGCTGGGAGCAAGTTCGACCAGTCTAAGGGCGGCCAGTATATCCCCGGGGGAGCTACTGAGCGGACCCCCTTCCAGGGGGCCGTGCTGCCGGTCAGCGATAAGGACCTGGTGAGGGAAATCACCGGCACCGTCTCTGACCACAGCGAGAAGATTTACACCAACGGCTATGCGCTGAGGGTCGGGGCCCAGGTCTTTGACCCTCAAACTCAGATCACCTACACCGTCACCCAGGAGCTGGGCCACAACAGTATCCACCCCATGAAGCGGTATCTGGTGGAAGCCAGAGGGGAGGCGGCCACAAAATGAGGTCCTATATCGAGAAGCGCAATGCGCTTATCCTGGCCCTGAGCAATTTCGTCGGCTGCCCCGTCCTGATGGCCTCCCAGGTGGAGCCGGAGATGGAGCCGCCGTTCATCGTGTACTCCATCACCTCTGACTACACCCCCGACAATGGGCTGGGCAACTACTCTCTGGAGGACGGGAGTACGGAAGGAACAGCGGTGGAGGTCCGGGAGGAGCAGCCGACCACCACCATGTCGTTTACTGCTTGCAGTATCAACCGAGTTGAGGAGAAAGACGGCGAACAGGTGTCTATCCTGGGCGCTGACGAGGCCCTGGAGCTGGCTACGCTGGCCCAGGGCTTCTTCCTTCATGGTGGGCGTTACGCCATTCAGAAGGCTGGTTTCGTGGTGGTGGACGTGACCAACGCCACCAGCAGGGACGCCCTGGAGCTGGACGAGATGGGCCGTCGGTTTGGCTTCGATGTCCGGCTGAGGTACACGCGCACCGACCTTGCCGAGGTTGATACTGTCACCAATGTAATTACCAAACAGAAGGAGTGATAACGAATGCCGAATGATGTCATTGTTGTTGTCAACATCGACGCCCGGCCCACCGGCACCGAGAACCTGGACATTCTGCTTCTCTCCACCGAGGGAGAGAAGGCCATCGACACTTACCGGGACCTGGAGGTCATCCAGACCACCTTCACTGGAAAAAAGGTCGCGGCAATGGCTGAGAAGCTGTTCAACCAGGGGGACACTACCCTGGCCGATACCCTTATCCGAAAGGTGAAAATCGCCGGTATCGAGGCCCCTACTGGGACCGGCGAAAGCGACAAGGCCACCGCTCTGGTCCAGGCCATCGAAACCCTCCGGCAGACCGACGATGACTGGTATATCCTGCTCACCGACCAGACCGGGGCCGAGGCTGTGGAGGCCCTGTGCGCCTGGGCTGAGGGCACCGAGCCCACCGAGGCGGAGCTGGGGGCCGGTGAGGAGGACCACCGCAAGCTCTACTTTGGGCAGACCTCCAACAAGGAGCTGGCCCTGACCAATGCCCGGAGCATTGTCATTTATACCGATGACCCCACCGAATATGCCGACGCCGCCTATGTGGGCAACGTGGGCCCCTTCTACCCTGAGAGCGTGACGTGGAAGTTCAAGCGGCCCCAGGGCATTGCTGTCCCCGACCTGACCAAGGCAGAGCGGGACGCTCTGGAGGAGGCTAACGTCAACTTCCTTACCGTGGAATATAAGCGGGAGTATGTGAAGAACGGGACCTGCCTCAACGGTGAGTTCATCGACGTGCAGATGGGCGCTGACTATATCGCCAAGACCATGCGGGAGAACCTGTACGACATCTTCCTGGAGAACGCCAAAATCGGCTACACCGACGAGGGCTTTGCCATCATTGCCGATGGTGTTTTCCAGGCCCTCAACCGGGCTGTGGACCTGGGCATCATTGCCCTGGATACCGAGAGCGGCCAGGGGGTCTACACCGTCACCGTGCCCAAGCGGTCTGAGGCTACCGACGAGCAGGCCCGTAACCGGCAGATGCCCGACATCACCTGGGAGGCCCAGCTTGAAGGGGCCGTTCATGGTGTGAAGGTCAAGGGGACCCTGCGGGCCACCCTGAGCGCGTAAGAAGGGAGGAAAATCCATGTCTATCGAGGTCCAGAGCTATGACCCCAAAAAGGTAAACGTCATCGTCGCTGGCCGGGCCATTACTGGCTTCGCCTCTGATGGTGTCGTGACCCTGAGCAAGAACGAGGACAGCGTGACCCCATCCGTGGGGGCCAAGGGCGACGTTGCCTATTCTGAGAACGCCAATGAGAGCGGGACTATCGCCCTCACCCTCATGTCTACCTCCTCCAGCCTCCCTTATCTCCGGGAGCTGGAGGCAAAGCGGCGCCTCATCACGGTATCCGTGCAGGACGCCAATGATGCGGACAGCTTCGCCATGAGTGCGGATAACTGCCGCATTCTGAAGATGCCCGACGCGGCCCGCCAGAAGGAGCAGAGCACCGTCACCATCAACATCTATGTGCCTTCCATGGTGCTGAGATGACCCGGCGGCGGTGAGCTGCAAGGACTATGAGCAAGAAATGGCTGGAGAGGCCAAAGTCGCTGAGTGAAAGGAGCTATCGAAAGTATATGGCAAAGCAGAAGAAGGTCACCGTAAACGGCCAGGAGTTCACCCTTCAGAGTGTGTCCCCCACCTGGTATTTCCAGACCAACGACGAGTGCGGGATGACCGGCGGCAAGAAGGACACCACCAAGTATCTGGATACCATGTTCAAGAACGTGGTCATTGCCCCTGCTGAGGTGAAAACCGACGGCATGGGCTACTTCGACGCCCAGGAGGACGTAAAGACCCCGGAGAAGCTGATCGCCGCCATCGAGAAGTTTCTTCGAGAGTGAGTATTCACTGGAAGCGGCCCACCGGCGGGCCGTCCGCAATAAGGCATTCTGGATGATGGTCTACGGTGGCAATGGCCTGTCCTATCAGGAACTCCGCGAAATGGACATGGCCGACTACCGGGAGGCTGTCGAGGCCAGGATACTCTACAACACAGAATGGACCAAAAAGAGGGGTGGGGCCACATGAGCCTCCCCCTCTTTTTGCGTGTAAGGAGGTGAGGAAAAAATGGCGGACAGTAGAGAGATGACCTTCGGGCTCGACTTCGGCCTGAAGGACGCTATTGACCAGCTTGAGGATATTGTCACCCGTCTGGAGCAGGCCGTGGACAGCGCCAGAGATGCTGAAGAAGCAGGGCGCGATATGGGAGCCGGTATCCAGGCCGGGGCTGACACCGGGGCCGCAGGGCTTCGGAATATGCGTGACGAAGCCGAGGACGCCGGGGACAGCCTGGATAATATCGGAACCAACTTCCGGGCCATGGGCCGGGAGGCTGACAGCTTCGGGTCCGCCGTCGCCAAATCTATGGGGACCGCCGCAAAGGAAAGTGGCAGCGCCTCCAAAACCATACGCGCTGGCTTTGATGGAGCCATTGGCTACACGGAAAAGAAAATCTCCGGCTTCACCGGGAAGGTGCAAAAGGGTGTCAAGGGCATTGGGACCGCCTTCACTCACCCGATAGCCACCATCAAGGGGAAGTTCCTGGGGGCCGTGGAGGAGGCCGCCAACAGGCTCAATGGCCTGGGGGATGATGCCGACGATGCCCGAAGGGACCTCGACGATATGGGGGACGAGGGCGAGAAGGCTGGCGGAGAGGTCAAGGAGGCCATCAAGGGGGCCCTGGCCGCCTTTGTCGGCTTCGAGGCAATCCAGGCCGGTATTGATATGCTGAAGGAGCTGGGGGCCGCCGCAATCGAGGCCGCCGGTGCTGCTGAGAACAGCGGGAAGAAGTTCGAGGCCAGTTTTGCCGGGACTGATGCGGCCGCATGGGTGGATAACTATGCGGCCTCTGTCCACCGGAGCACTGCTGAGGTGCAATCCTTCATGGTATCCAACAAAGCCATGTATGGGGAAATGGGTATCACCGGGGATGCCGCCGCCGAGCTTTCCAAGGTCACCACGTCCCTGGCCTATGACTTCGGCAACGCCTTTTCCATGGCTGATGCTGACGCCCTGGGGGTGGTCCAGGACTACCTCTCCGGCAACAGCGCCGCCCTGGAGGAGTACGGCATACATATCGACGATACTGTGCTGAAGAATAAGGCCATGGAAATGGGCCTCGGTAGCCAAATCGACGAGCTGGACGATGCTGCTATGGCTCAGGTCCGGCTTAATGCCCTGCTGGATAAGAGCGGGGACATTCAGCAGGCGGCCATAAAGGACACCGGGGGTCTGGTGAACAGCACCAAAAATCTGAACGGCGTATGGTCTGAGTTCATGGCGGATGCCGGGGCTCAGTTTACCCCCGTCCTGGAAGGGCTATTCGGCACTATTCTGGAGAGCTGGCCCACAATCGAGCCCATGCTGATGGACTTTGTGAGTATGCTTTCCGAGGGGCTGGGGGAGGCCATCCCCGTGGTCATGGAGCTGGGCCAGACTCTCCTCCCGGTGCTGACGGATGTGCTTGGAACCCTGTTCCAGGCGGCCACCCCCCTTATCTCTGTTTTTTCCAGCCTGGCCCAAACTATCCTGCCGCCCCTGGCAAATATCGTCGGCATGATAGCCGAAACCGTCATGCCGCCCCTGGTGGATATTCTGAACACGCTGACCACCAGCATTATCGAGCCCCTGATGGGCCCCCTTCAGAGCATAGCCGAGGCCCTGCTTCCCCCAATCGCGCAACTGCTGGGGCTGGTGTCTCCCATCCTGGAGGCCATAAGCCCGGTCCTATCCACCATCGGGGACGTGCTGGGGGTCATTGCTGATGTCTTGGGGTCCGTAGTCGGCTGGCTGGCTGATGGTGTGGGTAAGGTGGTCAACTTCTTCAGCGGCCTGTTCGGTGGTGCCTCTGAGAGTGAAAGCGCTGTGAATGACCTCAGCGGGGCCGTAGAGAACCTGGACGGCGTGACCTCCAAGGAAACCTCTCTCGCTGTGGATACCTCCGAATATCAGGAGAAGGTCAACGGAGCCGCCGAGACAGCCACCAAAGCTGTGGAAGAAAGCTCCAATGCGGCCGCTGAAATCACCGACGTAAACTTTATGGCAATGGGGACCTCTGCCGAGGTCGCCTACGGCCAAATGCAGACCGACGCAGAAACGGCCTGGAGCGCCATGACAGCCGCCGCAGATGCCGGGGCTACTTCTATTGTCGATGACTTCAAACGCATCACAGCGGCGGCGAGAGAGGCCAATACAGCGACCTCCGGGACAGTCGGCACAAATATCCCGCACAATGCCAGCGGCACGGATAATTTCCCCGGCGGCCCGACCTGGATGAACGAGGAGGGCGGCGAGCTTGCCATCCTGCCTGGGGGGTCCGCCATTATCCCGGCGGACCAGACCGAGCGCCTGGTGAACTCCTTCAGCACCACCAACCAGCAGAATAACACCCGTACCATGAGCTTTAATCCCCAAATCAGCATCGTGGTCAATGGCGGTGCCGACGGCGGGGCCGTAGATGAGCTGGAGGCCCGCGTCCGGGCCCTATTTGGCCAGCTCTTTGCTGAAGCTCAGGAGAAGGACTACGCCGAGAGAGCTATGCAGCACGGCTTTGCGTAAGGGAGGGAAAGCGAATGTATGTACTCCAGGGGGCCAAATGCGGAAGTGTTCGCTTTGAGCCCTTCGTCAATGGCGTCATCAACAAGGAGACCGTCAGCCGGCAGAGCACTATAACCGATAACCCAATAGAGGGTGGCGGCAGTATCAACGACCATGTTTTCAGGTCCCCCCTGAGCTTCCAGCTTTCCGGGACCGTGACCGACGGGGCCGCGGCTATCGCCACCCTCCAGCAGATGTGGATGAAGGGCGACGTCCTGACCTATACCGGGCGGAACCAAATCAATAACCTGGTCATCCAAAACCTTCAGTCCACCCATGACGCTACCAATCGGAAGGGCTTCACCTTCACTGCGACCCTGAAGCAGATCACCATAGGGAGCAGCGAGGACAGCGGTACGGCAAGCATGATGTCTGACCAGGATAGCACCGCCGCTTCTCAGACTTCCTCCAGCTCCAGCAGTAAGGCATCGTCTCAGACCTCCAAATCGTCTGCTGCTGGGCTGAAAACCACCGTATCCGAGACTATATCCAGCTCGGCTTATGCCGCCTATGTGAATACCTACAACACCAAACCCGCAAGCAGTTCCGGGCCTTCCTCCCGGTCCACGCCTACGAATACCGGGAGGAGGTGACGGAAAATGCTTCAGCTCATAGAGCTGGGCGCCGAGGTTGAGTATATCGACATCGACACCAGCAAAATTCCCTATACCTTCAGCATAAAGCTGACCGATAAGACCTACTCCTTCACCGTCCGCTACAACGACGTGGGGGGCTTCTTCACCATCGACCTGAGCGTTGCCAATACTGGCGAGGTCCTGGCCTATGGGGACCCCGTGCGGTATGGCCGCCCCATGTTTGGCCCTATCGAGGACGAGCGGTTTCCCTTGCCCGTCATCATTCCCCTGTGTCTTACCGGGGACGAGGTGGACGAAGTGACCTGGGAGAACTTCGGGAAGCAGGTCAAGCTCTACCTGTACGAGAGGAGGTCTGAATAAATGCCCTTCTGGATGAGGGAGGCCACCCTCCAAATCGGCTCTAAGGTCTACCAGATGGACGACCTGTATTTTGAGTTCGAGGTCCCCTTCGAGGACAGCGACACCCTCCAGAGCGCCACCTTCAAGGCCTATAATCTGGCCGAGAGCACCCGGAAGGGTATCAAGCGGGGAAGCGTTATCATCCTGAACGCTGGCTATGAAGGGGACATCGGGGCCATTTTCGTGGGAAAGGTCTCCGCCTGTTCCCATAAGCACGACAAAACGAACTGGATAACCAGCATCACGGCCACCGCCGCTATGGATGAATGGCTCAGCTCCAAGGTCACCAAGACCTATGCCAAGGGGAGCACCGGGCAGGAAATCGTCTCCGACCTGCTGAACATCTTCGGCCTGGAGGTGGGCGAGTTCACCCTGGCTGTGAACAAGGTATATGACCGGGGCCTGGTGTGCAATGGGAAGGTCAAGGACCTGCTGAAGCAGGTCGTGGTGAATGACTGCAAGAGCCGGTTCCTCATCAGGACCGGCTCCGTCATAATCAATGACCCTTCCAAGGGCATATCCAATGGCCTGGTGCTGACCCCGGAAAGCGGGCTCCTCATGTCTGGTGACGAGGTGGAGGAGACCGTCATAGCGGTGGGGTCTGATAGCCAGAAAAGCACCGAGGCCAAGGACGAGGAGGGGAACTACGTCACCAGGGAATGTCTCCTCAACTACCATATCGGCCCTGCTGATGCTGTCACAGTGAAGTCTCAGAGCCTCAACGGGAAGTTCGTCGTGGTGAGTGGGAAACACGTCGGCAGCCCAAAGGGAGACTGGAAAACCACCATCCAAATGAAGCCGGCGTAAGGGGGGATAGCATGGCACGGCAAAGCAAAAAGCGGGCCTTTGAAGATGCCCAGGCCCAGTCCATGGCCTCCTCCATCTGCGTGGCTGACATCGTGAAGGTGGTAGCCTTCGACGAGGCCAACATGACTGTTGATGTGCAGCCTATCACCAGATACCCGGACGAGGACAGCTTCCAGACGAAGCCCCAGGTCCTGGCCGTCCCTGTTGCCATGATTTATGGCGGAGGCTGGGCCTTCCGGCCCGTGTACCAGGCCGGGGACATCGGCGTGGTGCTGTACCTGGACCGGGACAGCGACGCGGTGATAGCTGGCGGGGCTGAAGCTGACCCCAATACGGAACGGCTCCACAGCGGGGATGACGCCATCTTTCTGGGGGGCGTCCGTGTCGGGGCCAATACCATTTCCGGCTTTCCCTCTGGGACCCTCTGCATGGGGACCACCGACGGGAGTGTTTACTTCTCCATGACCAAGAGCGGCATCGACATCAAGGGGAATGTGACCATAACCGGGAACCTGACCACCACCGGCGGCGTGGTCAATCTGAACTGAGAAAGGAGGGCCCGAGCTATGCCTGGAGCCGCCAGACTGAATGACAGCATACAGGGGACTACCGGCGGAGAGCACACCGGCCACGTCCCCCCTCATGGTCCCCTGCCTATCTCTGGACAAATCTCCGGGGGGTGTTCCGGGGACGTGAATATCAACGGGCAGCCAGCGGCTACGGTGGGAAGCACCACCACGGAGCTGGACGCTTGCTGTGGGTCTAATTCTGGAGCCGTTGCCGCTGGCAGCGGCTCCGTTTTTATCAATGGGAAACCGGCGGCCCGCCTGGGGGACGCTCTGGCCCCCCATAGTGGGACCGGGTCCATCTCCTCCGGCAGCTCCGATGTCCTGATAGGAGGGTGAACCGTGGAGGAAAACTATACGCTGAAAATTGACCCTGAAAGCAGAGACATCACCTTTGATGCCGACGGCATGATGGAAACTGTGTCCGGGGATGATACGACGGCTCAGGCGGTCCGCCTGACCCTCCAGACCTGGCTCGGTGAGTTTGCCCTTGTCCCGTCCCATGGGACCGACTACGAGGCGATCATGGGGAAGAAGCCGAAGGACCTGACCGAGGACGAGATACCAGAGGTCATCCGGGCTGCCATCTTCCAGGAGCCGGAGGTCCAGGAGGTGGAGGAAGTAAACTATACGCAGACCGGGCGGGCCCTTGACATCTCCTTTGTGGGGCGCCTCGCCAACGGAAATACCATCAGTGCGGAGGTGACGATGAATTGAACAACGAAGAATGGGGCGTGACCGAGCGAGGCTTCCACCGCCCGACCTATGTTGAACTCCTGAACGCCATCGAGTATAAGGCGCGGGAGCTGTTCGGGGACAGGGCCAACCTGACCGTCCGCTCCCCCCTGGGGCTTTTCCTCCGGGTGTTCGCCTGGATACTCAATATCCTGTTTTCCCTGATGGAGGACGTCTACAACAGCCGCTTTGTGGATACGGCGGTGGGCACGAGCCTCTATAACCTGGGGAAGGCCATCGGCCTGTCCCTTCTCCCGGCGCAAAAGGCGACCGGCTATGTGACCTTCACCGGGACCGCAGGGACGGTTATCCCATCCGGCTTCCTGGTCAAGACTGTGGCCGGCCTTCAGTATGCCGTGATGACTGAGGGGCGCATTGAAAGCTCCGGGACCGTGACCCTCCCCGTTCAGGCCGTGGATACTGGCTCCGACTACAATGCCTCTGCTGGTACGGTGACGGAAATCGTGAACCCCCTGGACGGGGTGGCTTCCTGCTCGAACTCTGCCGCTGTGGATGGTGGCCGGGGCCGGGAAACCGATGAGGAGTTCCGGGACAGATACTATCAGTCCGTGGACTATGCCGGCGGCGTGAACGCGGACGCCATCTCTGGTGAGCTCCTTCAGAATGTGGAGGCCATCTATTCTGTCATCTGCTATGAGAACGACACCGACGAGACAAACGACCTGGGCCTCCCCCCGCACAGTATCGAGGTGGTGGCCTACGGAGGGCTTGACGAGGAGGTGGCGGCGGCCATCTACCGCCGCAAGGCCGCCGGTATACAGACCTATGGAGGGAAAACCATTGCCGTGCTGAGTGCCAGCGGCCAGAGCATCGACATCAATTTTTCCAGGCCCACCACCGTCCCCGTCTACCTGAAAATCACGAACCTTCAGACCAACAGCAATTTCCCTTACAACGGGAATGACCTCATCAAGGAGGCTCTTATCAACTACATCGGGGGCGATACCTGGGGCGGCCTGACCATCGGGCAGGACGTACTCTATATGGCTATCCCTGGCGTTATTCTCGGCGTCTCTGGCGTGGTAGACTTTGACCTCCTTATCAGCAAGGACGGGGCAGATTATAGCCAGAACAACATCGAGATAGGTACCAGGGAGAAGGCCGTCACCGATGGGGAGAAGGTGAGCATCGAAGCATGAGTTACGGATATTTGTCTCAAATGCTGGACCAGCTCACCAGCGCCTATGCGCGGGAGGATATTCGGAACGACCGAAAGGGGCTGCCCCTGGAGACCAATATCGGCCGCCTGTTCGAGACGCTGGCCTGGGGCCTGGAGTTCGTCCATGAGCACGCAGAGCGCATGAGGGTATGGGATGACCTGGACAACGCGAAAGGGGCTGTGCTGGACCGCTACGGGGCAAATTTTGGCGTTGATAGAGGCGGGGCCACTGATACCGTGTACCGGCTCCTCATCAAGGTCAAGATGATTGCCCTCATGTCTGGTGGCGACATCGACACCATTATCTGGGCCGCCGCAAGCCTGTTCGACGTCCAGCCCACCGATATTGAAATCCAGGAGAAATTCCCCTGTAAAATCCGCATCTGCGTGGACGAGGCCCTTCTGAGTTCTGAGCGCCTGACCTCCATCGAGGTCATTGCGGAGCTGATGAAACGTATTGCGGCCGCCGGTATCGAGGTCCATATCCTGCTCAGGAACCGAAGGACGTATCAGTATGAGGTCATCATCTCCCGCGGCTGTGCTTTCGAGACGGTGGTATCTGGGGCGCCCGCTGTGGGCTCCTCCACCTACACTGTCTCCCGTATCAAAGGAAAAAGAATAGACAAGGAGGCTTGAAGCTATGTCCCTATTCACCGATGGCTGCTACCAGTGCGCGCCTGCTGAGGCTCTTATTGCCAAGGTGCTTGCTGGTCGCTGTACCATGCACTATACGAGGGTCGCCGTGGGAAATGGGAGTATCCCAGAAGGGAGCACCCCGGCCACGATGACTGAGCCCGCCGGATATGTGATGGACGCCAAACTCAGTGGGGTAACGAACCCGGTCGATGGAGAGTGTCAGGTCACCGCGCAGATCACCAGCGACGATGTGACGGCTGACTTCTCCGCGACCGGCGTTCTTTTGTATGCTGAGGACCCGGACCTGGGAGAGGTGCCCTATACATATCTCGTTTTGGAGGCCGCCCCTGAGCCTATCAAGGGCAAGACCTCTACCGTCGGTAAGATTGCCATTTTCGAGCTTGTGGCCGCTGTGGGAGCTGTGGACAATGTGACCGCAGATATTGACCTCGAAACTTTGGTGACCGTCGAGAAGGTGGCCGAGATGATTGCCGCCCATAACGTGGACGAGGAGGCCCACCCGGACATCAGGCAGATTGCCCAGGACGCCCTTGACCAGGTGGAGGCCCTGACCCATACCATCAGCACTATCCCCACCCAGAACGGCAGCCTGACCTACACCGGGTCCCCGCAGTCTCCGAGCTGGAACGGCTACGACCCGGCCACCTTGACCCTGGGCGGAACCACGGAGGCCACCGACGCAGGGACCTACACGGCCACGTTTACGCCGAAGGACGATTACCAGTGGGCTGATGGCACGAAAGACCCGAAGTCGGTCCAGTGGAGCATCGGCAGGGCGAACATTGCCAGTGTGCCTACCCAGACGGGCAGCCTGACCTACACCGGGTCCCCGCAGTCTCCGAGCTGGAACGGCTACGACCCGGCCACCTTGACCCTGGGCGGAACCACGGAGGCCACCGACGCAGGGACCTACACGGCCACGTTTACGCCGAAGGACGATTACCAGTGGGCTGATGGCACGAAAGACCCGAAGTCGGTCCAGTGGAGCATCGGCAGGGCGAACATTGCCAGTGTGCCTACCCAGACGGGCAGCCTGACCTATAACGGGAGCACCCAAAGCCCTACCTGGTCCGGCTATGATACCTCCAAGATGACCCTGGGGGGAACCACCAGCGGCACCAATGCTGGAAGCTATGCCGCCACCTTTACCCCGAAGGCAAATTATCAGTGGACTGATGGGACCACGGCGGCCAAGGAAGCGACCTGGACCATTGGAAGGGCTACCGTCTCCACTCTCCCAAGCCAGTCTGGGTCCCTGACCTATACCGGCTCGGCGCAGTCTCCCACCTGGGCCAATTATGATACCACGAAGCTGACTATCGGCGGGGCTACCAGCGGTACCAATGCCGGGACCTATACCGCAACATTCACCCCCACCTCCAACTATCAGTGGGATGGTGGCGGCATCGGTCCTCAGAGCGTTAACTGGAGTATTGGGAAAGCCGCCGGCAGTTTGACCCTGAACAGGTCCAGTCTGACCCTGAATAATGCCACCAGGACCGGGACAATCACTGTTACCCGCCCCGGGAATGGTGTTGTTACTGCATCCTCCAATAAGACCAGTATCGCCACCGTGAGCGTGAGCGGCACCACCATCACTGTGACTGCCGTTGCCTATGGCTCCGCCACGATCACCGTCAACGTGGCTGAGGGGACGAACCACACAGCCCCCTCCAGTAAGACGTGCAGCGTCACTGTGAACCTTTTCAACGATACCCTGAACTCCAACACCTGGGCCGCGATTAAGGCCGCCAGCGACGCCGGAGACGCCGCCAACGTGTGGAGCGTGGGAGATACTAAGAGTATCCGCCTTAATGGTAGGGTGGGCAACTTTACCTTCTCCAACCAGTCTATTGATGCCTTTATCGTGGGCTTTAACCACAACAGCAGTAAAGAGGGCGGAAAGAGGACCCACTTCGCTATCGGGAAAATCAGCGGGAAACTGGTGGCCCTGTGCGATAACCAGTACAACAACGAGCAGACCTCCAGCGGCTATTTCAACATGAATACCAGCCGGACCAATTCTGGAGGGTGGAACAACAGCAACATGAGGCGGAATATCCTGGGCAATACCGGGACCCCCTCCAGCCCCCCGGCCAACACTCTGCTGGCGGCCCTGCCCTCTGACCTCCGCGCCGTGATGAAGTCTGTGACCAAGTACACGGATAACACCGGCAATGCCAGCAATGTGGCCGGGAATGTCACAGCGACCACCGATTATCTCTGGCTCTTTGCTGAGTTCGAGGTCTTTGGTACACGATATATTGCCAATGAGTATGAGAAGAACAGCCAGGCCCAGTATGCCTACTTCTCCGCTGGCAACTCTCGTGTAGCGTACAGACATTCGTCTACCGGCACGGCCGTCTGGTGGTGGCTTCGGTCCGCCGCTTGCAACGGCAGCTATGACTTCTGCGTTGTGGGCACCGACGGCGACTACTGCGGCGACTATGCTTCCTGGTCTGCCGGCGTCGTGGCCGGATTTTGCGATATGCGGGGTCAAATGGAGTAGCAAGAGAGCGAAAGACGACCCACGCAAAAGGAGACATACTTCCCTGGGTGAAAATCCCTAAAACTGCCCTCTGACGGCTCCGCACGGACGCTTCTTGCATGGCAGGGGATTGCGCTGAACCTGTTTCATGTGCTGGGCCAAAGTAGTTTAGAGGCGCACCTACAACTTAACTATGCGGAGGCGCGAATACTTATTATGACGAGCCAAGAGCGCCGCGAGGCGCGATACCAACGCCGCTGGGCCCGGCGGCTGGAAAAGAAGCGGGCCCGCTGTGATCACCTTGGAGGCCTGGAGAAATCTTTCGGCTATCGGAAAATGTTCTTCTGGGGAAAGAAGTGCTGCAACGGGGTGCGCTGGAAGCAGAGCACTCAAAATTTTGAGCTTCATCTGTTCTCTGGCACCGCCCGGAGACGGCGGGACATACTGCTGGGGCGGCATAAGTTCAAGAAATGCTCACACTTTACCCTCCGGGAGAGGGGAAAAGTGCGCCCGATTGACGCTCCCCACGTGACAGACCGGCAAATCCATAAGACCTTGTGCAACGAGGTCCTGATACCCCTTTATAGCCCGTGCATGATATATGACAACGGAGCCAGCCAGAAGAAGAAAGGCCTTCACTGGGCCTATGGCCGTTTGGAGGAACAGCTTCACTGGCATTTCCGCCGGTATGGGCGCCAAGGGGGTGTGTTCCTGCTGGACCTGAAGGGCTTTTTTCCGAATGCCCCTCACGCTTCCCTGTACCAGAGGCACCAGCAACTCATTTTTGACCCTGGCCTCCGGGCCCTGGCCGATTCCGTCATTGCCAGCTCTCCTTGCCCTACCCCTGGGCGTGGGATGCCGCTGGGGGTGGAGCCGTCACAACAGGAGATGGTGGCCCTGCCCAGCAGCGTGGACAACTGGATAAAGTGCCAGGCCGGGGTCCATGTGGCTGGTCACTACATGGACGATTATTATATCGCCCTCCCGGACATCGAGGAGCTGAAGAAGCTGGCCCGCGAGATAGTGCGCCGCTTCGAGGCCTTGGGTATCCGGGTAAACAAGCGCAAGTGCAAAATTGTCCCCCTTACGAAGCCCTTCCGCTTCTGTAAGGTCCGCTTCACCTTGACTGAGAGCGGAGCCGTCAAAAGGAATGGCTGCCGTGATGGGATGAAGCGGAGCCGCCGGAAGCTGAAATTTTTCCAGCGGGAGGTCGCCGCAGGGCGGCGCACCCTTGCTGAGGCCGCCGAATATATGCAGTCTCAGCGGGCCTACTACCGCAGTTTCGATGACCACGGACGGCTTCTCCGCCTGGAGAGGCTGGCATACGCTATTTTCGGAGGTGCTTTATGTTCAAAATCATCAAAGACGGAGCCCTTATCGGCATGACCGAGGCCCCAAAGTACATCAAAAAGGCCGCGAATGGCTGCTTCAACCTTTGCCCTGAGCTGGAGGCTCAGGGCATTTCTTTTGCCGGAAATCCATATCACCTGCTGGGGCGGGATGAGCTGGACGGCCTGGAGACGGTAAGCCTGGAGGAGGCGGACGCCGGCGTGGAGCTGCAGGCTATGTCTGAGACTGTGACCTCCTCCGCGAAGCTGTCTGGGCAGATGCAGACCGCCGCCCGGCTCTATGTTCGGAAGGCTACCGACATCTCCGATGACAACGCCCTCCAGATGCCTGACCTGTTCACTACCTGGAAGGAGGCCCTGGCCGCCGGGGAACAGCTAGAGGCAAACACCGTGCTGAACCTGGACGGGAAACTCTATCGGGTGGTCCAGCCCGTTACCCCCCAGGAGCACCAGCCCCCCAACGGAGAGGGGATGACGGCCATTTACCGCCCCATCGACCAGACCCACGCCGGGACCCTGGAGGACCCTATCCCCTGGGCCTATGGCATGGACAGTGAGCAGGGGAAGTATTACAGCTACAATGGCAAGGTGTACCTCTGCAACCTGACCATGCCGGGGTGTGTGTATGCCCCCGACACTCCTGGGCTGTGGCAGTGGTCCGAGGCTGAGGAGGTGTCCGAATAATGGGGCAGTATGTAGCCCGGAAGCGGGCCAAGTTCAAGGGCTTTAGTGGCCCTGTCAATATCCCGTGGGGGGCCGTCCTGGAGGAGCAGGACGGCCTTCTTTTTTGGCGTGGAGCTGCCGTCTGTGGGGTGACCAGCCAAAATGCCTACGACTACTTCTCCAGAGATGATGACAGCCATGGGAAGCTCCGGGGCAAGCTCGTGACTTCCATCAAGGCCAAACTGGAGAAGCGGGACGCCGGGTATCAGGCCCGGTGGAACAAGGTATGGGGGGACGCCCTCTGCCAGAAATACCGGCGGCCTGAACACGAGGACTGGTGGCTCTGGAATTATGACTTTTTCAATGCCCCCATCCCGGACCTTCGGTATATCGCTGGACTGGTCGGGGCCCCCTCTGTCTGGTAAGGAGGCGGTGGACTGTGAGCGGCTTCCAGATCATCGAAAGCCTCTGCGCCCTTGCTGAGGAGCAGAACGCCATCATCCGGGCCATGAACTTGCGCCTCGGTGAACTTGGCGTCGCCTTTGGTGAGGATGAGCTTGCCGCCGCCGACGAGCATTACAGGCGGCTCCTCGGCAGAGAGACCAGCCGGAAAGGGGGTGATACCAGTGATACAGATTGACATCGGTGAGATGTTTCTGGCCTTTATTGCCGCAATGGGCATTCCGAGCGCCATCATGGGGCTTGTTGTCTGGCGGCTGAAAGGCCGCATCGAGGAGAAGGAAGTCGCCCAGGCAGAGAGAACCAAGGCACAGCAGGACCTATTCCTCATCATTGTCCAGAGCACCAGGGCCTCCATTGCCCTGGGAGAGGCTACCGCCAAGGCTGTCCAGCGTATCCCGGACGCGCATTGCAACGGAGATATGCACTCTGCCCTGGAGTATGCGACCAGTATCAAGCACAAGCAGAAAGAATTTTTAGACAAGCAGGGCATTTCCGCCCTGCTCGATGACTGAAAGGAGAATTTACAATGACTTTTGACATCACCCCTATTGTTGAGGCCGTCGCCGCCGTGCTGTGCGCCGTCGTTACCTGTGTCCTGGTCCCCTACATCAAGAGCAAGACCACCACCGAGCAGCAGAAGGAAATCAATGCGTGGGTGAAGATTGCCGTCGCCGCCGCCGAGCAGATTTATACCGGCTCCGGCAGGGGTGAGGAAAAGAAGGCCTACGTCCTGGAGTGGCTGCGGGCCCACGGGGTCACCGTGGACGATGAGAAACTGGACGCTATGATTGAGGCCGCCGTTTATGAGCTGTCCCAGGGGATCATCCCTCTGGAGGGCGCGGCCGTCGTGGAAGGTGGGGGCAAGGATGAGTAACAGCCCTCTTGCTACCGTGACCCAGCTCAGCCCAAACCGGAATAGCCCCCGAAACCACAAAATCGACCGCATCACTATCCACTGCTTTGTAGGACAGGTTACCGCCAAGCGCGGCTGTGAGGTATTCCTTCCTGCCAGTAAGAAGGCGTCCTGCAACTATGTTGTCGGCTATGATGGCAGTATCGGCCTATGCGTAGACGAGGGGGACCGCTCCTGGTGTTCCTCCAACTCTGCCAACGATAACCGGGCCGTGACTATTGAGACGGCCAGTGATAATAAGCACCCCTACGCTGTGACCGAGAAAGCCTACGCCGCCCTTCTGGACCTGGTGACGGACATCTGCCGCCGGAATGGTGCGAAGCGTCTCCTCTGGTTTGCTGATAAGGAGCGGTCGCTGGCCTATGAGCCCCAGGATGGTGAAATGGTGATGACTGTTCATCGGTGGTTTGCCAACAAGAGCTGTCCCGGAGATTACCTATACGAGCGCCACGGTGCTATTGCCGCCGAGGTGACAAAGAGACTTTCTGAGGAGGACGAGGATATGGACGAGGAAAAATTCTATTCGATGTTCAAGGCTGCCCTGAGCAAGTTCCGGGGGGAGCTTCGAGACAACGATAGCGGCGACTGGAGCAAGGAGGCCCGCGACTGGTGCGTGTCTGTGGGTCTGTTCGCCGGCAATGGGACCGCGGACGGCGGCGAGGCGAATATGATGTGGGAGGACTTCCTGACCCGTGAGCAGGCCGCCCAGCTCTTTTACCGCTTCGCCAAGACCCACGGCCTGGTCTGATGGACGGCGGCAAGCGGCTGGCCGCTAAAAAGGGCGGCTTCTTTGCCCTCCTGGAGCGTATGGGCGTCACCAACTGCCTCGGCTTCCTGCTGGTGTTTCTGCTGCTTCTGGGGCTGGTCGGGGGCTTCGTTCTGGCCGTCCTGAGCATCAAGTACCAGTACACCGGCGCCCTGGCCTGCTGGACGGTGGTATTTACCCCCATCGGCACGGCCATCTCCATTGTGCTTGTCCGCATCGTGGATAAGAGCAGGGCGGAGAATACGGGGCCCGACGGGGAGGGCATTAAGTATGCCGCGGCGAAGGCCTCCAACTTCCAGCAGCCTGGAGCTGTAACCGGGAGCGAGAACAGCCCCGGAATTTAAGCCGCCCCCAGGACGGCGCTGAAAGCCCTTAAACAGGTCCTTGTTTTTCCGTGGGTCTTTTTCCTGCCTTGGAGGAGAAAGCGGCTTGTGCGGTCAGCGAGGGGGCAAGGCGAGGCCTTCCGCCGTTCCTTCCCCTTGCGCCCTGCCCCCCCGATATGATATACTCAATCCGAGGCACCGGCCCCCAGCCGCCCCTCTGGTGGCTCCCCATTTTTGCCCGTGGCTCTATTATGGGGGCACGGGAACCGTGGACGAGATGGACCACAAGGAAAGGGTAGCACAAGGGCAAAACGGAGGGACGAAAAATGAGGAAAAAGACGGCAGAACACCCTTCGCCGGTAGAGTGGGAATGATTGCAATAACCCGCCGGTTCGCTGCAACGCAGCGGACCGACGGGTTTTCCATGATATACTGTCAGTTTGCTGCCAAAACGTTTTGACTGTGAAA